GAGTATAGTCAAGTACGCCGGACATAGCAAGTGCAGAAGCTACGTCAGAAGAACAAATGATAAAGTTACCTTTGCCTCTACGAGTGTCTTGTGCAATTACGTTAGCATCACGTTCAATGTTGAACATGAGGCCTTTGAAGCGTTCTACAGACCAACGTCCGTTTGAATCAACGTCAAGGTCGAAAGTACCAGGAGTTGCTGTAGAAGCAGCACCAGTCTTAGCGACTTTGTAAATAGTACGGATAACTTCACGGTTGATTTCAGCGAGAATTTCCTGAGAAAGAATGTTGCTCAGTTCGCTTTCTGCGTCAAGACCATGAATTGCTTTCAAGTCCTGGGCAAGTTCAACTGTGTATTCAGCTTTAAGAGCACGTGACTTAGCAGTTACAGTGGTCTTCTCAATGCTGAATGCCATTTCTGCAATATCGTTACTAGCTGAATCACCTTTAGCTTCAGCAGCTGATGTTGACATACCGTTACCAGTGGTGTAGGTACTGCCATCAAAAGGGTTGCTACCAGCGTGTGCAGGTGAAGCGGCGCCAGTGAAGTCAGTATCAGCTTCGTTAAACAGAGCTTCAGTACCTGTCTGGCTAGAGTAGTGTGATTTCATTGCGAAGATCAAACCAGTAGGACCAGTCATAGGCTGTACACCAGCTACGTCATAGGCCATCAGGTTTGGCAACGCACGGCGAACCAAACTAATTAATACGGGGTCATAGTTATCAACACTAGCGCCAGTAGCGTTAGTGTGAGCAGTTTCAAACAAAGCAGCACGCTCTTCACGCAATGCTTTCTCTTGGTTTTCGAGAACTACAGCAGTTACCGCTCTACGATAAGTGTCTTTAATCGGTGAAAGACTCTCATGGTTAAGGACGGGTTCCCACTTTTTCTCAACTTGTTCTGAAAGATACATTAATGTCTCCTTATTGTGGTTTTATTATAACAATCTTTACTATTTATAAAAAATTAAAACTTTGAACCTTTTGCAATTGCATTAGCATACTTGTACATAATAGTGTTATCTGTTGCGCTAAGCTCATCTACTGTATCCTCTAATTTATCTTCGGAAATATGTTCAGTAGTCTTTGCAAAATAATTATTTTTAACAACTGTGAGTTTGTTTTCATAAGACTCAGCACCTGAATAAGTAATGTCCTCTACTAATGTAGCAAACTTTTCTTTTTCTGTGGAAGCTAGATCTTCAGAAACAGTGCTAAAGATTTTCTGTTTCTTTAGAGCAACTGATTCTTCGTTAAGGTCAATGTTCTTTTGAACCTGCTCATCGAGTCTGTTCTGAAGTTCATCAAGCTTACTCTGCATTTCGGTCATTACGTCATACTTTTCTTCAGGCACTTCAATGTAGTGCTCAGTGAATACCTGTTGCATTCCTTTGATAAATGATTCAGTAATTTCGTTACGGAGACCGTTTTCGATTGCCAATTCATTTTCATTCATCCAGTTCTCAACACAGTATGCCATATACTTGTCTACGTTTTCAACAAGCTCTTCAACCTTAGAATCAAACTCAATGTTAGCCTGTTCTTCAAGTTCAGCTTCAATAGCTTCAACTTCGCTGGCTACACGAGATGTTACAACAGCTTCAAAAATTTCAGCTGCTTTGTTTTTAAATTCTTCTGTGAGATTTTCGTCATCAGCAAAAAGTGCCATCAGATCTTCTTCATAAAGAACATCCTCTTCCGCAACTTCTTCTTCAACAACATCTTCTTCCTCGAGAACATCTTCAGCATCGAATTCCTCTTCGGTAATCTCTGCTACATCTTCCTCAACGGCTTCGTCTTCTGCAAGAACTTCATCATCTTCAAGTTCTGCTTCTTCCTGGTGTACGTTTCCGGCAGAAGCCTTCTTCATTACATCAGTTTCGCTTGGCTTGTCATTGACATAGTTTGCAGGAGCTTCTTTAGCGCCATTGCCATTAGGAAGTGTGTTGTCTTTGCTTGCTTTGGCAGCTGCAGCCTTTCCTACTTCTGAAGTTAATCCGCCTTCTGCATTGCTAGAACCACTAAGGTCTTGCATTTCAGGATTCGGATTAGAGCTACCTTGGGTAGGATTAGTTGCATCGCCCTGAGACTTATCTTTGGGTCGATTTGCCTGACCCTCCATAAGCTCTCTAATTTTGGACTCTACACCCATCGTTTCTCTCCTTTACGGTTTGATTAAATCAGTATCAATATATTTATAAAAATTTTATATTTTAGATATAATTTCTAAAAAGTTTTGGAAAGCTTTTACTTTAGCCTCGGCCAAATCTCTACTACTTGCTTTCTTAATATACTTTTGGGTTTCTTCAATTTCCTTTTCTTGGAAAACTCCATTAACAAATACCCACTCCCTACTCTCCATTATGCCCTGAACATAAGCATCAGGAGCAGAAGGATCAGCAACAATATCTGCTGCTGTAGCAAGCATGAAGTCATCCTGTACTTCATTAATACCTTCACTGTTCTCTTTTAGTGAACCGAGGCCTCGAGAACTAACACCTAAGCCAGCTCCCTCTTGTATTAATTCTTTTGCAATCTTACCCATCGGGGTTTCTAAAATTTTAGCACGGCCAATCCAGTTATCGCCATCTTCTTTAAGAGAAGTAACCATATGTGAAACACGATCTAGATTAATACTAGGACCGTCAGGGTGGCCCAATTCTCCGTATGCTCTTTTAGTTGCAACTTGTTCTTTCATGTAACGGTCAACTTCTTTACCCATTATCTCTTTAGGATATACACGACCGTTTCTATTTTGTAGATTTGACTGTAGAAAAACACCTTCAATATAAAGGCTCTTCTTACCTGACTCTGATTCTTCTACAATATATTTCAAATCTTCGTTAAGTTCTTTAATGAGTTTCATTAGTTAGCTCCTAAATTACCGTCAGCACCTTGGTGTTCTGATGGACCGTAACCACCAACCTTAGCCAACTCAATGATAACAACAGCATCCCCGCTTGAGATACTGATATCTATGTCTTGATCGTTCTCTGTATTCTCAGAGAAGCCATACCAATCAGTGAAACCGTCTCCGTGTACATACATAATATCTACACCGTTACGGCTAATAGTTACGGTTGCGGTTTTATCACAATACCAATGTACTTTTGAAATATTTACTAAAGGGCTGCTCACAGTCTCAGAGGCTTTTAGTAAGTCAACATCAAGATCAATAGAGCCACTATCTCCACCAGTTCCGCTGACTCGTACTACGGCCTGAACTTGTGTCAACTTTAAATTAGAACTAGCGAATGCCATCTATTTTCTCCGTTTACTTTTTCTTCTTATGGTTCATGTGAGATTCTTGTGTAAGGACTTGTACACCTTCTTCTGAAATCTCAACCTGTTCGATACCATGCTCAAACATAACCTTGTACCAAGCAACATTTCCTTCATCGTCTGGAGTGGCGTGTTCGCCTGTGATTGGTGTACCTTCACCGAAACCTTCTTTAAAGATTTTGGTTGCACACATATGTTTGTCGCCTTCTAATGAGCCTTTTTCGACTCCATCCATTGGCGCCTCTTGGATATCTACCTCAACGCCTTCTCTGAATTGTTTAAACGTCTTCATTATCGTCTCCCGTTTCAACTGTTTCAGGCTCGGCGGCAGGGTCTACCTCAATTACGTGATCTTCACCATCTGCCAAACCCATAGCTTCTAAATCTGGATTTTTAAAAACACTTTTCGCAAGCTCTTGCCTATAATCACTGAGAGCTTCGCCTGCTCTTGCTTGCATGATAGCATTAAACTTATCTTGGACTTCACTAGCTTTACCGCCAGCCATACTTTGCATCATGTCTCTAATTGCTGCTTCTCTGTCCATCATTGTTCTCCTGTATCTTCACCGGCAGCTTGTTGCTGCATTGCCATGTCATGTTCTTGGTCTTGCGTCATAAAAGGTTCTTCTAACTGCAATTGCATATTTATTTCTTCTATTTCTTCATCTTTAAGCATGAGTATTTCTTTCTGTACATACTGTTTGCTAAACAATGAACCAATATAAGATGACGCACCTTGTAAAACTTCTATTCTACTTCTAAGAATCTCTTGATTCTTTGATTCTGTATAGTAAGCATCTTGTGCATACCTGTATACAATGTTTTCTCTAATATCCTTCCAATCATCTTCAGTGATAATATTTTTCAATACTAACTGTGTTTTAAGAAGATCATCAAATATAGCAGAGAACTTTCTTCTTAATTTAGAAACAAATTTAGTAAACTTTAATTCGTCTCTGTTAATCTCAGCTGCTCGGCCAAAGTTTAGACCCGCTTGCTGTTCTAATCTTGATACAGGAACATTCAAAGCCTGATATAGTTTCTTTTGAAAGTATACTATATCTTCTATTTGTCCTAAGTTCTGTCCTGCTGGCAGTGTGTCAATTTGTGTACCCTGACTACCTTCTCTGCGCGGAAGCCAAAAGTCCTCCAACATGGACATAAACTTTTTATCGTCCCTGATTTCTCCTGTGTTAGCATCATACACCAACTTGTTACGATATCTATCCATGACATCTTTTAAGTATTGTTCGGCTCTACCACTAGGTAAGTTGCCAACATCAAGATAAAAAATTCTACGTTCCGGAGCGCGTGTTATGCGGTAAATGACCGCTGCGTTCTCCATCATTCTAAGTTGGTTAGCTGGGCGTATGGCTTTATGTAAGTAAGACACGGGAATATTCTTATCCATGTCTATTAATCCACTTGGACAATAAACTATAGCATCTTTAGTAACTTTCAAACCGTTGTCTGAATCAGATGCTTTATACTGTCCGGGCCTGGTGGCTAACCCCTTTTCATTAAATATAAAAAATTCGTCTACACTTTTAACGAAAGAAACACCATGTGTGTTCTTTTCTTTCTTTATTTCTTTGACCTTTGTAATTTTACGTGGGTCAATATATCTTACATCTTTTATACCTTCTTTAGGTTTTTCAGTATCAATTACTTTATGAAAATACATTCTTCCGTCTATGTACCAACGCCTAAAGTAATCCTGAGATCTATTATTAAAGTCTAAAAGACGTAAAATATACTCAAACTCTCCTGTTATCTGCTTCTTAACTGAGCTGGATAACCCTGTGTTATCCAAATCTAATGTTAGTGCAGCTTCATCATCTAAATTTGCTATTGAATCATTTACAATATCTTCAATAGCGGCATCAACATCAGCCATCATGGCAATGTCTCTGTAACGCTTAATTAACTCGGCTTCGGTGTTGGCAACGCCTTCAATATCTAGATAGGTACCGTAATACCCACCCGCTCTAATACTTTCAACGCCACCTTCATCCGAAGGCGCCACAAAGGACTTCTCACTTTGTGGCGTTTTTCCTCGAGTTATTTCAAACCCAAAAATATTCATATTATATTATCCCGAATTATGACTTAAATTACGTCATAATGTTGATACTGGAAGGTCACAGTGAACTCTTCCAAAATATCGTTTTGCGAATATGCTAATGCAATCTCACTCATTTGTATTGGAAATGCGTCACGTAAAGTATAAGTACCACCTGGCAATACTTTATCATTTCTGTCTAAATGTTCAACAACAACGTCTGCTTGGTATTCATTCGGGTTCAGCCTACCTTGATTGTTGGCTTTACCGTTCATACCTTCCATCCACTGCTCAAAGGCTCTTCTTAATGACTGTTTGGAATCATTTACTATTGTAATTGTCCAAGGATCGAAAATTCTTTCCCCTGCCATTTTAACCTCACGACCTCTATACTGAATGACCGTAGGGTTTACTGTGGATGCTGGTAAAGCAGCACCCGTTACCAGTAAGCTAAAAGAAGGATCGGTACCTTGAGCAGTAACATAATTAGGAAATCCAAGCAGAACTCTAAACTGATTAGGGCGAGCCCCACCAGTACCTAGTCTTGCTTTAAATTCGTTAATATTCATTTAAATATTCTCCTGTTTACTTTTATTTATACTTAAATACCAATCTCTTCAAAACTGATGCCTGTTCTAGTAGCTACAAAGTTAAGTGTAATGTAGTTAATAGCTTTGGCAGGTTTGATGAAGATATCCGCAACAAAAGAATTAGAGTCTATTACTTGTCCGGTGTTGTTTGTTTCATCACATACAACTCGGAAGTCGTATATTCCTCTGCGACCTTGAACATCACGCAAGAAAGGTTCTACTAAGTTTCTAAACTGCGCTCTTGTGAAGGCATCGTTGAATTCAAACAATTGGAACTTGGCAGCTGTACTAATAGCTTTTTCAAGTGTAATGAAAAGTCTGCGAACATTGATACGGTCAAAAGCACTTGCTTTTCCTATCATTGTTTTGTCGCCGAACAATACAATACCGTTACCAGGGAAGCCAACTACTGGGTTAACGCCCTTCTTGTAAAGAGTATCTCTATCTGCTTTGTTGGGTGAGTAAGCCAATTTAACAACATTTTTAATTTGACCTCTGTTATACCCTGCAGGTGAAAACCAAGGATCTGCAATATCATCTGTTCTAGCACAAAGACCTGCAACGTCACCGTTTAAAGGTACCCAACGATATTTGTCGCTGTATCTGTTATACATATACTTCCAACCGGAATCCATAACAGCGTATGAAGAAGAGCTGTAAGTATCGTACTCGCCAGCAATGTCAGTTGCTTCAGAACCCACATTATCAATAACTGACTCCTGGATCGGTGAAACAAATGCAATACAATCTT